ATAAACGGGTCAAACCACTATGTTTAACCATCCAAGGCTTTCCTAAGCCTTTTTGGGCTACCAAAACCCCGTTAATACTTTTACCCCAATTAACCGGAATTTGCAACGTATCAACGTCTGGTAGCCCAATAGGACTTAAATTTAACAACTCGTTGTTAAACCCTACGATAGTTTGATTTTCAAACATATTATTACAATAGCCCGACCATACACCACAAAGATCAAGTATTCTTGCAATCAACGTACTACCTGAACGTTCAACTCCTGTTATTAAAATTGGGTTATTTCTCATTGTACGTAATATTTATAATCATCACCAAGCAATTCTTTTAATGTTCTAAGGTCAGAATCAAGTGTAACATTATTCATACGGTGTCCTATACCAATTCCAGCCCTTCCCGGTAAACCTTTAATGCCTACGGATAAAGGTTGTCCATCAAAAACATTTTTATTAATAGAACGTTTAAAAAATTCAATATCAATAAACTTATTAGTTAAACAGGTTTCAAGAATATCTAAAGCATTTATGGTAAAACACGTTTGAAAAAGACTTGCGTGATTTTTATTAAAATTATTCTTATAAACTAAACGATTAACATCATAATAAATTGTATTACCTTGTCCTACAAGATCGTAAGAACCTAAACGATTTAATGTTTCTTCAATATAAATAGGCTTGTAATAATCATCATCTTCAATTACAAAAATAGCATCAACCCAACTACGTGGAAAATGACGTACCGCATTTATTCCTACCGCAAGATTTCTACCCTGTGTATTCATCCCAAGTGTCCACGAAGGAACAGGATATTTCTTTATAATAGTCCAATTATCCTTAAATGTATCAGTAAGTGAATCGGTGGTCGTAGGGAAACAATCGTCAATAACAATCCAAAATACCCGACCTTTGTAAGTCTGATTCTGCATCCATCTCATACACAGTTCAAACTGTTTTGGACGACCTCCTGTCGGTGTAATTAAAACTATCATTAGTTATGTACAAATAAAGGTTTTTCAATTTTAATTGACTGCATACCATTATTATCTGATATTCTCTTACATTCCTCTATATAAATTCCATCTGCATTGTGTACAATTTCATTAAAACCTGCTTTTTTCGCTACACTTGCAAGCACAATAAAAGAACCACAATCTATCTTATTTTTTACTAATCTTGTATTTAGTATTGAATATTTTAAATAAGAATGAACCATATTACAATAAACAATCCCAACTGGTTTTCCTACCGTTTCTTTCAACATATATTCTACAAACACAGGAACATAATAATTATCTTCATTAGTTATTAGAATATAATCAGTATCTTTTACAACAATAGAATTCAATAATAAATTTCGATTAGGATGCCCATAATGACCGTTTACTTTTTTAGTTTCTTGAAACATTACACGGTTATCCTTACAATTAGAAATAACGGTTTTAATTTCATTAGTAGCAGGCCCATCGTGTACAAAATGCAAAACCCAATTAGGATTTGTCTGTAATAAGAAACTATTTATAAATAATCCTAATTCTAATGCTTTTTTATATACCGTACAGATTATATGTAATTTTCTTTCAGTATTTTCATAATATGCTTTTGGATAAAGTAATTCATAATGACTTTGATGTGCTCTTAATTTTTCCTTATCATTCATTCGTGAATTATGAAACTCATAAACTTTTACATTTGGATTAGAGCCTATCCAAAATTCTCTGTATAAACGATAAGGATAATTTAAATAATCTATTTTTAAGGTATTGATATATTTTGCCGTAGCCCACCAAAAAGTCCCTGAAAAATGAGGAAAATAACCCACAGCAGTATCAGAATTCCACAATACACCGCAACAATCATATCCTTCTGTAAGTACTTTAACACAATCTTTCCATCGTTCAATATTAAAATATTCCATATACCTACGCCAATCTTGTGTGGCTTCAGAATATTTTACAATCCCTTTGGTATGAAAATACAAAACATAATCATCGGGATTTTCTTTACAATAATCTCTTAAATATAGTAAAGTACTGCGTTCCTCATCATTAACAGTATGTCTAATTATTTCGACTTTATCTGTATTAGCCCAAAAATGTTCCAACCAACTTATACCATCTTTAGGACTTGCATTTGTTTCTTCGTATGCCCCTATATAAAGTTTATCACAGGCTTTAAACAATCCAGAACTTACTAAAAGCCTGAATGTTTCAGACATTATAGATACATAATTGCTTCCATAAATATAAGCGTGATAAAATAATACAAGTTTCATAAAATTTTAATATCAGGAAACATTATAACAAACTTACCATCATATTGCCCTTTCAAAGATTCAATAATATAATCCTTGAAATTGTGTGCAAGAATAATCATATAGTCAATCTTTGTGTGTTTTAAAGCATTGCGATCAACTATTTGAATACCAGTTCCCGGAACAAATTTGCCTTGTTTGAATGGTGTATCATCAACAATGAATTGAATGCTGTTGTAATCCAATCCACAAGTATTCAGGAAAACACAACCTTTGGCGGCAGCCCCAAAACAAGCAACCGTATTACCCTGATCAATTAAGTTTTCAACAAAATCTTTAAAATCCTGTATTTTCTCGGTTGTACGTTTCCCCCATTTGACGTAATATTCTTCGGTCAAAGTCTTTTCAAGATTAAGAAACGATTTTATTGTATTGTCAGGTTGACGAAGTGAAGATTTCTTTACCATAAGCACCCGTAATGTTCCTGCGTGCATATCGTGATATGAAACGTTAATTACCTTCAAACCTTCCTGTTCTGCAATATCTACAATATTTTGTAAGCAGAAATAGAATACGTGTTCGTGATAAATCTGATCGTAATTGTCATTCGCAAGTGTTGTGAGCACGTATGGAAATTCCAAGCACCAAACACCTTCACTTGCTAAATTACGACGAACACCCTGTACAAACGAACGTATTGGCTCAGTATGTTGAAATACATTGGTTGAGGTAATCAATTTCGCTTTATACGATAACGTAGTATTGTGTCCAAAATATTCATTAACATACTCAATGCCAGCGTCACGATTAACGCCAATAAAACTACGACTACAATCAACATTAACGTAATGAAGATTACGATTTTCTTTACGAAATTCTTTAAGTAAACTACCATCATTACCTCCAATATCAAGTACCAAATCCTTGTCCTTAAATTCAACTATACGAGAAAGATAATCGTACATCTCGGAACAATGGTCAAGATACGGTTTATTTACACCTGATTGGTAAAGGTAATGTAAGAATAAATTGTCTTTATTGACAATACCCGTCAAACAAGTAACTTTACTTTCAGGAAAAAATTGTACGGCTAACGGAAAACGTTCACAATTTAAAGAATCCTTACGTGTTTCACAAAGATTATTTACCAACGGTATTTTCCCAAGATTAAGGAATTCTACCGATTTGGTACTGCCACTTATAGGACAACGTTCAATTTTCATTTGGTTAATGCCTCCTGTAACGTTAATTTAGGAAATTCATTTATGGCACTATCAGGATTTACATTATAAATTTCAACACCCATTGTTTTTGCATCACGAGCAATAGCAGGAAACCCTTGCAAATGCCTTTGAAAAGGCAGATTTCTTGGGTTTTTAGGTTTGCCATTTCCATTATATATACTATGAAAATGTTGTGTATTCTGCTCATCTAAACACATATCAAACCCCAAAAGAAATATACGTTTTGCTCCTGTATGAACGGCTATACTTAAAGCAGCAGCACCACTATTCTTATTCCAACTAACTGATGTTGGAAAACTTGAAATACCAAACGGATGAGCCGGATTCTTTGGTAAGTACTTAATCCAATCGAATCGCTCTACACCTTGTGTACAACTTACCTTAATTCCCGGAAATTGGAACAATCCTTCTTTATGAGCAGCAAAAAATCCATTATCACCGAAAAACACCATATCAACCCAATTACCAATCATATAAGCAACATTAATACCAATAACGTGCTTTTTATGAATTGATTCCATAAATGGTGAATAAAGGGAAAGTGGCTGTTTTCCAATAACTACGTCATTAACCACATCAACAGAAACCCCAAACTGTTTAGTTATGGATGGGCCACCCCCTATAACCCAAACATCACCACCTTCCCATATTTTCGGTACTGACCAGACCATTTTACAATGCGTTTAAAAGTTTTTCAGCTTCTATACGTACCATTGGTTTTTCATTCAAAACTTTACCCTGACCGTCAACAATATTCCACGTATTAGTACCTTCAATTTCTACAATCTTATAGTTTGAAGATTCCTTAACAGTAAGGAGTGGGTCTTCAGGTAATCCTTCAACAGGAACAACAACGTCACGAAATGCTTTTGGTATTTCTTCAACCGTAGCCATAAACGTTTGTCCCGGTTTAATATACCGATTATTCAAAATAAAAGAACCATTCCCTATCTTCTTCCAACGAATAGGCTTTGGAGCAAGAGGATCTAATTCAACAAGTTCTTTTGCTTCTTCATCTTTAAGTTCAACTTTAGGTTCAATCGGTACAATTTCTTCTAAAGGTTCTTCTACAAAACCTTCTTTTAATAGTGATTCTTCGGTAGTTTTGGTAACTACATTTTTTCTTACTCTTGTTGCCATTTTTCTTATTTTTAAAAAATCACTTGATTAGTGAAAAGCAATCAACTAAGACATATGAATAATCCCGGTACGTCCGTTGTAATCAGAACGAATCTGCGGAACCTGAATCGAAAGAACTTTGTATTTGTTGACAAAATTTCCTTCGGTAGACCACTGAACGTTGGTAAGACCCATACCACGAACAATACGAACGACATCGGTAGTCGTCTGAACCAACAGCACGTTGCTTGAAGCCAAACGGTCAATAACCTTGATGTCCTGAATCCCTGCAATCTTCATAATCCTTTCACGGATTGTAGTACCGGGAGTAGTCGTATCGTAGTCGTTGTCCAAACGGGTTTCAAAATTCGTCGGAATATAAAGCACCCAAGGACCATAGAAATAATTGTTAATTGACGATTGTTTCATAGCAAGGACACTTTCAACAATCTTTGCACCGGTAGTTGCAGTATTAGCCCAATCACCATACGTAGAAAGATTTACCAATTCACGATCAGGATAATTAACAAGGCTATAAATTGTACCACCACCAAAAGAATAGGTAGTAGAAGTAAACAACATATCTTCAAACTTTTCAGCTACACGACGGGCAGCACGTTCAGCAGAAGTAGTATCAAGGGCATTACCAAGACTACGACTTGCAGCCAACACACGGGTATTGATTTCGTAATCCACATGAACAATAGGAATCGGCAAATAAGTCGTTCCAAAAACCGGCCTGTCACCTTTGCTACGGGAAACGCCATCCATTGTCATTTCGGCTTCCATAGCATCGGATACGGTATGCGATTCAAGAACCGTAGTACCCATTGCATTTCCAAGGTTGTAAACCAACCCACGACTAATAAGGTCATTAAATCCAGTCAAACGCTGTTCGGCAACACCAAGAATAGCGGCATCAAGTGCCTGCCATTCTTCCCGACGAAGTACGGCTTCGGTATTAACCTTAATTGTACCAAAATTTTCAGGTTTCTTAGGATCACCTCCTTTAAAAACTGATATAAAAGAACCAACTTTACCTTCCTCATCTATTGACAAAAAAGGACGCATCCGTGAAGGATTTAACTGATTGGTCTGGAATTTGACAGCAACCTCACCTTGTGCGGTTCCGTATCCGATTAAATCGACATTAGTTTCCATAAAATAATTTCCTCCAACCTTTTAGTTAATCCTTACAATAATACGACCTGAAGGGTCTTCTCCGGTAGAACCTGACATATCAACCGCTTCAACAACTTGACCAATAGGATTGGTTGTACTGACTTTAAGTTTCCCATCGCCATTACTTGCAACCCAATTCCCAATTACAGCCGTTTCTCCATCGGCCAACAGAGCGTAAACCATATCTCCGTGACCAGGAAGCCAACATTGGACTTTCTCATCAGCAGCAAAATCGACATCAATTCCACGCCCCTGAAGTTCATCTTCGAGAGCAAACATTGCAAGTGCTACACCCGTAGATGATGAATGAGGCTGTACCTTTCCGGCACTTGTCACTTCAATCAACATTCCCGGAGTAATAGCACCAACTGCGGGGTATTCTTCAATAACATCCGCATACTTTTTAATCTTAATGGTGTGTTTCGCCATTTTTAAAACCTCCTTTTATTAATTAATTTATTGAATAGGCAACATCAAAGGTTCAACCTTACTTTTTTCTGTCGTAGCACCACGAAGCCCGTTCACAGAATAATCGTGCATTTCACCTTTCTTAATAACTGATTTTTCCAGTTTCTGTAATGTATTTAAAGACATTGCATTCAGTTCATCTTCATTCCAAGTATCCTTTTCAGTATTAGCTTGGATAGAAGCAATTAGGGCATCTTTTCTTTCCTTAAAAGTAGCAAGACCGAGATTTACTTCGGCTCTTACATTTTCAGGAAGAACATTCAGGTAATCGTCCAAACCTTTTGCATTAGTCTGAATCACTTTAACAGCATCTTCTACGGAAGGTAAGGTAACATTTACCTGCATATTTTTCGGAACAAGTTTATCCAACTTATCCTCGGTAAGTGCTTCCAACCATTCCCTGTCAGTTTCGTCAAAATGAGTAGATTCGTGTGCAATTAGTTCGTTGACCCTTTCTTTACACGGTTCACACATTTCTTCTTCTTTTTTGTTGTTTACTTGAATGTATTCAATTTTTCGCGTAACTTTCACAGGTTCCCCTGTCAGTTCAATAGTTCCATCAGCATTTGTTTGGTATGACTGTTTATACAATTCAGACTTTCCATCTTCAGTTCTCTTGTTATAAATAAGATACCCATCATATGCTTCTTCCAAATAGTGGTACACACCTTGTGAGTTCATACTATTTAACATATCATAGATACGATTCATAATTGCAGAAAAACCTTCTTGGTTAATCGTAATTGGTACAACAGCAAAACCCTCTTTATTCAAATGCTTTAACATTTCTGAATTCACTGTTACTACATCCACATTTGTACCTCCCTCTTTTTTATTATTATTAACTCTCAAACCACACCCATCTTTCACTGAACACGCACCGACCTCTCCGGGCAGAAGAGCGAGATGATCCGGTCTATGATTATGGGCTATTCTTTCGTACGTCTCTCCATTCCATTCACCTTCTTTTTCTTCATTATCCGTAAAAACACCAATACTAACTTCCATTATATTTCCGTTTTGTATGGCTTGGACTGTTTCCGGTGATAATTCGTTTAATTTTTCACAATTAAGTTTCAAAGTAGCTGTTAATTTAGTACCTTTCATAATAGCTTCAGATACGTAACCAACCACATAAGATTCTTCTATACCATCTTCATGAACTGAAACAAATTCTTCTCCAATAACAGGATGATGTATTGTTACAGGAGCATTTTGCCATAATTCTACAGAATTAGATAATTCCTGAGAAGAATGAAAAGTTCTCCCACCACTTCCATTATGCACCCCTTCTACCATCATTACAACAGGAACAACATAATGAGGGATCTCTTCAATTACCTCAATCAAAGGTGTATATCCTTTTAATGTAAAATTTACACAAATTTCCATATCAGTAATTTTAAGTATTCCTATTCTTTTTAACAACAACAGGTAAAGCAATACAACGACATTGTGGATGAACTGGTATCATTCCTTCTACCTCATCCAATGTAAATCTCTTACCATTATTCTCAGCACAAATAGGACAAACACGGTCATCATTAGTAGTTCTCCATTCTGCAATAATGTACACCCCATCAATCCCCCAATTTCTAAACTCATTAATCATTGCTAAATGGTGGGCACGAATTAATTCTGTTCTTACCATTATCTCAGCTCTACGCATTGCTGGTATAAATCTTCCTAAACTATCTGTAATCCCTAAATCACCAACACCAGCACCATTAATTACAGAAACAAGTTTCTTTGCAAGAACTTTAGCACCAGTACCATCAGCTAAACCTTGTGCAAGTACACGACTAATAAGTTGGCCCATTTGGGAGGTTATTCCCTTTAATTCAGAATAAGCACGTACATACACAAGGGCTAAAGCATCTATTTGTAAAGGTACAAACAAATCTGTAAAAGAAATATCATATCCAGCTTTTTCTAATTCTGATTGAGCTCGTGCCCTACCTCTTTTATAACTGTCTGTTACGTATTTACCCCACCACGTTTTAAAATAAGCAGGTCCTGATTGTCCAAGGTCTTCTACCGTAATAATTCCTTTTTCAATTTGTTCTTCTAACCATTTACGAAATTCTTCAACTTTTTGTGCATTACTTAAAAATTGGTAAGCCCTATCTCCTGGTTCAACAAATGTATGAATTTCTTTTAAACCAAAAACATCGTCTGTGTCAACCAATTTCTTTATCTTATTTGCAAGTTCACGAAATCTACGATTACTTTCAGCCACAGCCCTATTACGAAGAACCGTAGTCCTTGTAGGATCATACCTGTTAGAAACCGTAGTTTTAGAATTGGTATTTATACAAAACTCACACATTGTTCATTCTTTACACAAAGTTAATATATTTTATAAAGACAACCTAATTTTTTAAAACATTTATTTTTGGCTTATTCATATCTCCTATAACCAAGTAATTCCGTACCGGGGTATTTTGAAATCCGTACTTCATCGGATTGATTACCACCCAATACCCAAACGTAAAAACCGTCATTCTTAACGTAAAAACCAACGTGTCCTTGCCAACCCAAAGTACCACGTTTGAACACGGCAATATCCCCAATTTCGGGAACCATAACTTTCTTACCCCAACCAAGCCAACTACGAGCAGCAAGATTTTTGGTAATGGGTAAACCGGCTTTCATAACACACCAATTTACGAAAGCAGAACACCAAGGCACTTCGTCCTCTTTAATTTCAGGGAAACCAATATCGCTGAAATATTTTAGAATAACACTATTTTCACCACCACGACGTTCTTTCTCACCATATTGGCTTAAAGCAATTTCCCAAGCAAGTTTTTGTTTAGTATTCATAATAATCCACAATTACACATTAGTATAACAATAACAGCCACGTAAACAATCCCTACACAAGTAAAGAATATTTTCTCACGTTGCAACATTTTATTTGAATAAATCCTTAATAATAACTTCAACAATTATCATTATAACAGGTACAACAACATATACTCGTGTTTCAAGACGTATGAACTTCTCTTTCAAATCATCATACTTTGCTTGAAGCTTTTCAAGTTTGTCATACAAATCAACAACGTCCTCCTTCGTAATATCAACTTCAGTTGATACCTGAATAGCCCATTCTTTCCAAGTACTCGGTACTTCTTTACTCATCGCTTTTCTTTTGGAATTGTTAAGGCTAATATCTGACAGGGTTTGTCACCAACAATAGCCGTATGTTGAACTTCTTTTGGGATTAGGCATTTGTCTTTTTCATTTAAATGAAATTTAGTACCGTTTTCAAATATAAACGTAATAGAACCTTCAAGACATACAATCACTTGTTCCGATTCATTACCGTGACTATGCCATTGTAATTCAGTATTTTTTGAAAATCTTGTATGAAATACTTCACAGTTATTATGGTCAAGTAACGTAAAGGCTATCATTTTACCTTTCTTTACTTCCCATTCTACAATTCCGTGAAATACTTCAGGTGTTGCAAATGACATTAAATGATTTGGAACCTCTGGCAAGTCCTTTAATCTTTCCCTAATTTCATCTGTCGTACACATAGTTTTCAAATTTAAATGACACATATTTTATATACTGGATGATTAATCTACCCAAGTGGGTATTGTATTTATTTTCAAAGAATATGCCTGACCAAAGTTTACACGACCAAATTCATCAGTTTCCCAACCTTGTAAAATCCAAGTTCCTGTTTCATCAAAATCAGTTTCATTTGTTTCGTAAGTAATCTTACCGCCAACAGCATCATAAACAACAGCATTCCAATATCCTGTGATACCTGATGGTTTCTTATAATATATCCGTTGTTCCTGCGAATTGGTAAGATCACCACCGATATATGCAATTAAAGGAATCATTGCATATTTATAAACTTTTTCCGTTAGTGTTGCCATATCATTTCAATTTTTAATTTTCCCTACAAAGACAAGTTACCCTATGTGGTAATTCCGTATCCAAATCAATTTCACGAACAATTTCCGTACGTAAATTCAACTCACGTAATATAATAGTACTCAATTCTAATTCTCGTACAATATATGAATCAAAACAATAACAACCTCTATCTTGGTCCCAATATCTTGAAAGTGTTCCTGCAAATGATGATGAACCATTAATTATAGCAGATAATATTGGTTTTCCTTTTAATAAGGCTTCTAAAGTACTACCACCTTCAATCTGAGCCGTTAAATAAGCGTTGGCTAACAAAGTAGCATCAACCGTACCTTGTGAATCAATAACAGCCTGTAAATCGGCTATACCTCCTAAAGTAGAATCTACTGTACTTTGTCCATATATAGATGCTAAAATATTACCTACCCCGATTAAATTATTAGTAAGACTTGAACTACTATCAATAATAGCAGAAAGACTGCCTATTGCCTTTAATGTTGGAATAACATTGGAACCACTATTTATTGTTGAAGATATACTTGCTGTTCCTTTAACTGTACCTGTAATACTTGAACTACCTACTATCGTACTTGAAAGACTACCTACTGCTGTTAAAATAGCAGTTAAAGCAGAATTACCTGTAATGGTTACGGATGCACCTGTTTTTCCAATAAGTGAACCTGTGACAGTAGAACCATCTTGAATAGTGGTTAAAAGACTACCTTTAGCAGATAAAGTAGCTGTAAGACTTGAACTACCTATAATAGCAGATGAAATCCGTGTTATAGCATAAATAAATCCTGTAACTGTTGAACTACCACTAATTGCTGTTGAAAGACTGCCTTTTGCTGTTAAAATAGCAGTAAGACTTGAACTACCATCAATAGTAGCAGAAAGACTACCTAAAGCAGATAAAGTAGCTGTAAGACTTGAACTACCGTTAATAGCAGTTAAAAGATTTCCTACTGCCTGTAAAACAAGGGTAACATTTGAACTACCATCTATTGTACTTGAAAGAGTACCTACCGCTGTTAAATTTGCTGTAAGACTTGAACTACCATCAATTTGAGCCTGTAAATTTCCTATCGCTTGTAATGCTCCTATTATAGCTGAACTACCATCAATTTGAGCCTGTAAATTTCCTATCGCTTGTAATGCTCCTACAACCGTTGAGATACCTTCAATAGCACTCGAAAGACTACCTTTAGCAGATAAAATAGTAATAAGGCTTGAACTGCCTGCAATAGTAGCTGAAATATCATTTTCAGGAGGGGCTTGTGTCAAATTGGCAATTACAGTAGAACCTATTTCCTTGTAGGTTTGATCTGCCGTAAACAAGGCACTATCCGCTGTAATCGTTGTAATATCAGCAGTAATAAATATTATACCTATACGACAATTCATATTACCAATTCCCATAGCTAAAATTATATTTCAATCCATCCATAAACTCCCGGTTCCCAAACATTATTATCAACCGTGCTTTCCCAAGTCTTTCTGTTATGTGTTACCTTTGCCCCAAGCGGATAAGCGTCTTCACTACCCAAAGGCTGCACCCATTCAGGAATAACATTAGGTGGTGGTACTTCCTTCCAAAGTGCAGGCACTAACGGTGGTTCCCATCCTGTTTGTGTTATATGTCCCTGTATGATTTCATACAATTTGCCGTCATAAACACGAACAATCACCTTTCCCAAAATGTCTGTTAAATCCTCGTCAGGTTGCCATTCAGGATAAATAGAAATAAGGCTTTCATATTCATCTGCTGTAATGTCACTTTTAAGAACATACTTGCTTACAAGTTCCCTCACCTGCCATATTTTTACGGGCAATTCCTGTAAGTCTCCATCTTCTTTTAATTCAAGACCAAAGAACTCAAGTGCATTATTGAAAGATGAACAGTAATACCATCCGTCAATAGGATAAGTGTAAGTTGTATGCTGACTTACAAGATAAGTCATATTTGGCTTATATATGCCTATTGAAGCAAAAGCCAGGGTTCCGTTTTCATATTTATAAAATCCTTCCATCCTGTTAATTTGTTACTGTCCAACCTTTAGCTGTTGCTATTGAAGTGTCGCAGGTTGCAGCACCAGGGCATCCTGTTATTGTGATTGTTTTTCCAGTCAATGTAGGTAAGTCACCAAAGAGAGTGTTCAATGCCGTTGCATCAAGGGATGTGTATGATACATTGACTTGCGGTGAAGTACCACCGAAAGTAGAATTAGCATTTGTAAGGCGTATTCCCGTACATTGAAGCAAATGAGCACTTGTTCCGTAAATTCCTATTTTTGAAAGGAAAGCAGCAACCGTTAATGTCCCTTGCAAATATTGGCAATCTTTTAAGAGGTCTGTTCCATTCGTTGCTAATGACTGATGTCCCAAATAGTCTAATCCTGTTATTGTTTTTAGTGAATAGCAACCATTGAACATACTTAACACAGTGGTCACACTTCCCCAAGAAGTAGGTAAGACAATACTTGACAAAGCATAGCAATTATAGAACATACCTTGAGTATTACTCACACTTCCCCAAGAAGTAGGTAAGACAATACTTGACAAAGCATAGCAATAAGCGAACATAAATGAAGTATTACTCACACTTCCCCAAGAAGTAGGTAAGACAATACTTGACAAAGCATAGCAATTATTGAACATATATGACGTAGTGGTCACACTTCCCCAAGAAGTAGGTAAGACAATACTTGACAAGGAGGAGCAATTATTGAACATATATGACGTATTACTCACACTTCCCCAAGAAGTAGGTAATGTACACGCCTGTAATTCTTGACATACTGCTGTTAACCCAACAGTATCGTAGAAAGTGCTTGAACAATCCGTTAATGCCGTTGTTCCAAATACCGCCCATAGTATATTGAGATATTGCTTCCGTGTGGTAAAACTATGCCTTTTAACCTGCCATCTTGTAATATTGCCGGTTGCACCGTAAATCCGCACCTTATACACCCAATACCCAAGATTTGCGCAATACGTTCCCCCTGAATAATTATATTGATGCTGATAAGTCGTTCCACTTGCCCTTCCTGTTTCCACCGTACCATCACCCCAGTCAATCGTATAAGTGCCTGACGATGCTACCGTAGTGGCAAATGATATTCCCGTACCATCCGAAACTAAGAGATTGATTTCATTGTCACCCACCGTAGAAATGTCAATCCATTCGGCTGGTTTAGTCCATTGTGCAGGAGAAGTAGAAGTACTAATCGGTAATTTAAAACTTCCTATTGCCATTATGCCTTTATTGTTAAGTTCATCGTAACTCCTATATTTCCGGTTGGTGCGTTGGTAGCGTATAACTTGACACTTCCTGCACTTGATACCGTTTTTGGCAATATTTCCGCAGCCTTCACAACGGCTATGTCGGCATTGTCAGGTATTACCTCAACAATGGTATCCGCAGTTATGGCTACATTAGAATAATCATACTCGTATAATCCTGAAACCAATGACCAAGAAGCAGATGAAAGTGTAATAGATGTTATCTGCGTTGTATAAACCTCCGTAAAATTATCATTCACCTTATCAAAGGCATCACGAATACTATCTCCTGTGCCGTCATTTGCGGTAGTACCGATGTTTATTGTCTGTTTTGCCATAGCATTAAACAGCTAAAAGGAGAATTTCACCCCTCGTTTTTATTAATCTTCAGTAACATCTAATTCACCTATGGCAAACTGCGGTGTAATACCGGCAGAAACCGCAAGATCGGCAGTCAACTGCCCCCACCACAAACGATATGGTTCTGTAGTGTTGGTATTATCCATCCACAATTCAACGTACCGAATCGTGTTTGTACCGGCTGTACAAGCCCCGAAGGTAATTGCTGCGGTATTACTTGCCCCGTTACCTGAGACTGTCCAACCGGCAGAACTACGAGGTACGGCAACACCACCAGCAACATACCCTGTGTAATTAGCTTCCGTACCTACCGTTGCATCATCACAAGTTGTAGCTGAGGTACAAAGCCGTACATAAACATTTCCGGCAGTAGCAGAACCAAGAACGCCATTCGTGTCACCAATTCCGGCTATCGCAGCATTTTGTAAAAGATGCAGCAATAATTTGTTTTCCAAAGTGTTACTCTTACTTCCCATCACTCAAAGTTTTAAAATTGTTATACATTTAAATTTATTTATTTATTTGACTAACTCTGCGAACACCACTAACAGGATTAGGGTTCTGTGTCTTACCTAAAGCATCTTTGGTATTACCACCTGTGTCTTTTTCACCACCCATTAATTCCTCTTCTTCATCCTTTGTAAGTTCTTCTTCCTCTTTTA